GCCCATTACCAATAGCACTTCCACCTTTCTTCAGTAAGTTTCCAAAGGATTTGAAGAAACCTGTGAAACCATTCTTAACCAGATTAATAGGAGCTTTGATTGCAGATTTTAAAAAGCGTAATATTTTTGAACCACCAAGTCTAAATGCTTGGAACATTGCTCTAAGAGAAGCAAATGTAACATAGGCATTATTTTTTACAAAGTTTAAAGCATCAACTATTTTTTTAAAGTTCTTTAACAAGAACAAAAGAAGACCACCAAGCAATATATTCTTGATGAAGTCCATGATGTTGAATGCTTTACCAACACCACTAAGAACACCAGAAGCAGAGTCAAGTGCTTTCTTACCACCCTCAAGAAGTTTTTCTCTTCTCCTTCTTCTAAGTCTTGCTAATGCTGCCTTTCTTCTCTTCCTTCTTTCTAGTTCTTCTTTATACTGCCCTTTAAGAGCATCATCAATTGACCCAGATATCCTGGCTATATTTTTAATTTTAATATTGATTTTTTCAAAACCAATCTTACTTCCCTCAGTATCTAACTTTGGTTCTTCAACTTTAATAGGTGGTGATTTAACAATAGCACTGACTCCACCACCATCAAGTGCCCTAATTAGAGCACCACCTTTTTTACCTCCACCACCATCAAATAATTCTTCTTTACCCTTACCTCTCTTCTTTCTATTTTTAATAAAGTCCTTTGCTTTACTTTTAAGTTTATCCTTAGCTGCTTTTTTTAATGCACCAGTGGCAGCCTTCTTGGCACCCTGTGATAATAATCCTTTTGCTAATCCAGCTAGAAGTGGTGCTGCCATATTATCCTACCATACTATAGATTGATTTAATAATAAGGGTCTCAGTATTCATTGAATCTGTAGAAGAAAAGGCAGGCACTATGTTCTGAGCACCACCAGATGCAGCAGACATTGGTGTTGCATTAGCAGGAACTTTTGATTTGGAATTTTGTATAACAACACTCTTGCTAGGTTTTGGTCTAGGACCAGGTGCCTCTCTCCTTGGTTTGGGTTTTACAGTGGGTGAAGTTATAGGCGCAGAACCTGTTTCAACTGGTGACTTAATCACAGAACCCAATTGAACTTGTGGTGTCTCAGATACCTTTGCTGTCTCAGGTTTACCCATTACAAAATCTTTTATTCCCTGATATCCATCCACAATGTTCTCTAAAACAGTCTTTTTTTCTCCAGTTACATCTTCAAGTTTTACTTGAGGAGTTGATGATGGCATTAAACCCTCATCAGAAGAACTATCTTTAGCAGTTGAACTACCAAGAAACTGTTTGATCTTGGATCTCATTGCATTACCACCAGTAGATTTGACCTGCTGAGAAGAGAAGAATCCACCTGGATGATTATATGGTCCAGGAGTAAGTGAATCTAAGTCCCATCTTTGTACAGGTGAACTTAACTTACTATCTCTTACACCCTTTCTTTCAATCTCACCATGAGTGAATACATTTTTATCAACATCAGAAGCAGTCTGACCATATGATTTCATTAATGCTGCTGCTTCTTTCGCCATAGCATTTGTCTGAGAATTAGTCAATGGATTTTCTTTCCACCCCCTAGCATCACTATAATAACTTGGTGTCATTCCTTTGTGACCCATTGCTGCAGCAGCAATTGCTATTGAATTTGTATTGTATCCACCTGTGCCATCATTATTATCAACACCATATGATGCTGTTCTCATTGGTTTACCACTACCATCAAAGACTTGATGATATGGACCAACATTTTGATTGTGGTATCCACCAGTCCAATGGAAAAATATCTTTCTCTTCTTAGCATTTGGAGGGTTGCCTGCTGTTCCTCCCACTAATCCGCCACCAGAAAATCCTTGAGCATTTATTACAGTTTCACCACTATTCGTCATCTGGACATTATTTGTCATTCTAGGAGTGTTACTACCGCCACCAGAGGCATTCATTGCTAATAAATTACTGGCTCCATACTTACTAACAGCACCTCTACTCATCACTATCTCACCAGGTTGAGCAGCAATTAATTGAGTATCAGGTCCAGCACCAGTTATTTTCTGACCAGAACTTCTAGTGATACCACCACCCTCTTCATACCTTTTTATATTGGTAGTGTTATTAGTTACATACTCATTATTGATAACCTCTCCACCCTGATAACTCTGTTGAATAGGTGCTTGCTTTTGATTCTCTGGTCTTATCTTAAATGGATCATACATTGGGATCTCAGGGATCTTAGGCATTTCCAATGCTGGAGATTCATCTGGTATATTTTCTAATGGATCAGCACCAAACAGACCTAAGACATCATTGATTCTGTCTTCAATAAAGTTAAGTGATGAATGAATTGGACTTAAAATAAAATTATTGATTGGACCAAATACAAACGTATTGAATCCATCTATAAATCCATTGATTCCTCTAATAATGCCATTGAAAAATCCTAAGACATTATTCAATGCGTCAACAAAAGGTTGAAGCATCTTCTTTGGATCTTTCAACACATTCAATAAGAAAAGAAGAGCACCACCAAGTAAGACATTCTTAAAGAAGTTCATCAACATATCAAAGATTCCTTTGACGGGTTTGACTGCTTTCTTTCCTAAATTCTTATCATCAACATTCTTACCTTTACTTTCTAATATTTTTTCTCTATTTACTCTTCTTTCTTTTGCTTCAGCAGCATCCTCTTCTCTTTCTTCCTTCTTGCCAAGCAAAGTTTGCTGTTTCAAAGTTCCAAGGATGCTCTCCATTGTACTTTGAAGATTATCAAGGTTTGGAACTACGTTTTCCAATCCCTTTGAAACTTGTTCTTTAAACTCTTGATCATCTTCTCCACCTTGTAATTGCTGTGCAGGAGGAAGCATCAACATCTGAGGTTTAACACTCTGTGATGGTGCTGTTGATAAAGTTACTTTTCTTGATTCTAAAAATTTATTATTTAATCTCTCAGATTTTTTGACAAACTTCTTTACATCTATTTTCTTTTTCTTCTGCCCCTCAGGGACTTTGAATTTCTTTATTCTTACAAACTCATTAGTAAGATATGAAATGTCACCACTATCCATATCACTGCCACCCATTCTGACAGCAGCAATTTTTTCCTTGAGCAGTGTTCTATATGTTTCAAAGTCTATATCACTGGCATCTTCTATACCAAGATATGTGCGCAAAATACCCTCATTAATTTCTTTTTCCAAATTAGATGGGGTAGTTGTTGCCATTACTTACTCTTTGCCCTTTCCTCTTCTTCTTTAAGATGTTGCTCAAGTAAAATGGTATAAACTTCCCTTTCCCAAGGGATCATATTTTCAATCTCAGTCAATGAGTATTTATGGTACTGCATCAAGGCAAAATTCAGTTTATAGTATGACATCATATCCATATGTGCCATGCCTATGCGAAAAAACTTGAGAGTCCCTCCAGAGTGACTTTATTCTTTTTCTTGGTCTTTGGATTTTTCACATCAATAGTGTGAGAAAGTTTTGGCATTGTGCTAAAGAATTTCTCAATCTCTTTAAACTGTGAAGAATTCAACTGCTCAAGAAATTCCTTTACCTCTTCAGGACTTACATCACCTGTAGACCACACCTCTTCATTGTCATAGATTTTATCAATACAAGTTCCAATCAATTCAAATGATTGGTCAAGATTTGGATCTTCAAATTCAAAATTGTTTCTAATGAATTGTTCAAGAGATGGATACTTCATATCCATACAGTAAGTATCATCAAGTTTTACAGTCTTTGTATGATTCTCATCTGTAACAACTTCAATGTCATCAAGATTGATTGATACCTTTACTTCAGTGACGCCATCATCTGGACAGATGATGTTTACATCTACAACCTCTCCTACAGATTTACCTCTGATATTTAAAAAAAGATATTCAATATCAAAAGTTGGTAAATGTTCAACCTTAACATCCTTAGTTAAGATACAATCAGAAATCACTGCTTTGATTGCTGAGGTAATTTGTTGAGAATCCTCAGACTCAAGTGCAATAACTAAAAGTTTTTCTTCCTTAACAAGGAAGGGTCTATACTTAATTGTTTTTCCTGATGAAGGCAAGTCCAACTCAAATGTTGGTGTAACAATTTTTGGTAAAGGCATAATATCCTATGATGAAGTCAGTGTGAATATTTAGGCAGCATTTTGAGACGTGTTAAAAATTCTTCCCTGACTATCATTAAAGTTCAAAGCTAATCCATCATTAGTGGTTGCAATGGTACTATAAGGATCAGTCACATATCTGACGAATGTGAAGTTCACTGTCAATTTCAAAAGATCAGTTGCACCATAACTTATCTCCATTGGATTCATAGAAATTGGATAACCTTCAACCATAGTGTACTTGATACTCTGACGAGTTGATATATCTTTTTCAAATTTATACAATTCAATTACACTTTCTGTTTTATAACCACCAGGACCATCAGGATAGTTCATTCTAAATCCATTTCTAAAGTTTTTATAAGTTTCATTATTACCTCTATCATTTATTTCTTTACCAGCGATATAGTCCATCCATCCTTCAAAGAAGTGCAGAGTTCTATATTCAGGATCAACAATCATTGACACTGACATTTGCTCATCATACATCCTTCTATATGCCATCTTCTCACTGACACCCATAAAATCAGATTTTACATCATGTGTGGCAAATGAAGAACCAGGAAGTGATGCATTAATACATGAGAGATTAATTCTCTCTTTGAAATTTTGATCAATTCCAATTCTTTTCTTTTGTTCAATATAGGTTTTTACAGGTAGGGGTATATTAATAGACAAGAAGTAATTTGAGGTTGTTGCTGACTGCATCAACCTTGTAATCAATTGATTTGTATTGTACTTGTAGTTACCTATTCTTGTGCCAGAATCAGCGGCCATCTATAAATAAACTTAATTACTATTACTATGTAGACAGGAAGTGGGAAAAAGTATAAAGACAAAATATAAACCCACCAACCCCAACAAGTATATGGGGAACCCTGACAATATTATCTGTAGAAGTTCTTGGGAAAGAAGGTTTTGTAAAGAGTGTGATACCAATCCTGGTATAAAAAAATGGGCAAGTGAAGAGTTCTCAATACCATATATCTCACCTGCAGATGGTAAGGTTCACAGATACTATCCAGACTTCTTGATTGAGAAGACAGATGGCAAGAGATATATTATTGAAATCAAACCTGATCATCAAACCAGAGAACCTGTAAAGAAAAACAGAGTCACTAAATCATACATATACGAATGCGCAACTTTTGAGATAAATAAAGCCAAGTGGAAAGCAGCATCAGAGTTTGCTAAAGATAATGGTATTGAGTTTCAGATAATGACGGAGAATCAAATCTTCCCAGAAAAACATCATACTAGGAAGAACTATGGAACAAGAGGAGTATCTAGAAAGTGCAGGAAATAGATTAGAGTATGTGGTAGATGATATCATAAACAAATCTAATGCTGATGATAGAATGATATCTCTTCTTGAGGTGTTGACAGAAACAGAAGTGGTTCCAGATGTTGGAAGATACTACACTTTTGTATATCAACCAAAGACATCTAAAATAAAATATGACCAGAACCCACTAATTGCATGTGTATCTGTGGATAAGTGGGGATTTAAAGGATTGAATTATCATTGGGGTAAGTTTAGAAACTATACTTGGAATGAAGTGATTGGAAATCTACATCTGATTTACCCACTTGAACTGAGAGATGCTAGATCAATTCCATATCAACATTTCTTATATTCTTGATAAATAATTAAATGCAAGGATGATCAATGCCATCTACTAATAACAACACTAATTGGAATAAAAAGAGTGATAATGTATATGAGAGCACCTTGCCTTTAAATAAGTATGATGATCCTGACAATTCAATTGATAAAAAGAAAGGTACTGTAATTGTAAGAACAGATATAAAAACTGGTGAAGTTCAATATTTAGAAAAAACAACTGTATCTGGTGCTTTTGGATCTAAAAGCACAACAGAAACCTTGATGCGAACAGTTAAAGCTGATGGGTCAGAAACACATAACTCACCAACACTGAATGCAAAATATTTTGGTGCTGGCAATCCAGATGGTGCTCAAGGTCAAGAGGAAAGAATAACTAAGCAAACAAGATATGATGTTTTATCTCTTGCAAAACAAGTGCTTCCTGATGATGAATATCAAGCACTACGTCAAACTGAGGAGTATAAATCAACTGCTAACAATCCAAACACTGACCCTGATAAGGTAACTGTTTCAGCAGATGGTGATTTCAATGTTGCAAATGTAAAAGGTAGAGCAATACCTGAAGGTAAAGATCTTCTAAGATATCCTTTAGATATACCTGACTTAGGTTATGACTTCATAAGAATTACTGCATATGAATATACTGCTGGAGGCAGACAAGCACTAACACTTAATAGCAAACAAAGTGCAAAGCAAAGATTAATTAAAGATTCTAAGAAGAAGGAGACTGTGATTCTCCCTATGCAACCTAATTTTTCTGAATCAAATGCTGTTAGTTGGGGTGGTGACAACATAAACCCACTTCAAATGATTGCTGGTAGAGCTGCTATGACAGGGATAGAAGCATTAGGAAATTTTGGTGATCTTGAAGGAATGGGTAAAGCAGCAAAAAAGGGCATTGCAGATATAGGAAATGACATAAGTGCTATGTTGAGCGATCCAGCAAGTGGACCAGCATTGGTTGCATACTTTGCTGGTCAAGCAGTTGGTGCAAACATTCTTGGTAGAACTGCAGGTGTGACACTCAATCCTAATCTTGAACTTCTCTTCAAAGGTCCTAACCTGCGTACATTTAATTTTAATTTTAGATTTACACCAAGATCAGCAAAAGAATCAGAAGAGATTAAACAAATTATTAGAGTATTCAAAAAGAACATGGCAGTTCAAAGATCTACTTCTAATCTTTTCTTACTAACTCCTAGAGTATTCACTGTTGAATACATATATAACGCTAATAATGAAAATGCTGGTCAATTACACCCATATTTGAATGTATTCAAACCAATGGCAATGACCAATCTTAATGTGAACTATACACCTGATGGAACTTATATGACATACAATGAGACTGGTTCATTGACAGCTTATGATCTTCAGATGAGTTTTGGAGAACTTGAACCAATCTATGCTGATGAGTTTGAAGATTCAAGTGATGATGCTATTGGATCATTCAGTCAACACAGAAACATGGGTTACTAAAAATGTCAAACTACTTTTCTTACCTGCCTAATCTTGACTATGTCAATAGGATCCCTAGTGAGCAAAATATATCATCATACACAGAAGTAAAAAATCTTTTTAAAAGAGTCAAACTAAATGATGAATTATTTCAAGACCTAACTAACTTCACTAAGTATCAAATAGTTGGTGATGAGAGACCAGATAATGTTGCTAATAAAGTATATAATAGTTCTAATTATGATTGGATAGTTCTTCTATCAAATAATATTATAAACATTCAAAATGAATGGCCAATGACTAATAGAGCATTTGAACTCTATATGGATAAAAAATATGGTGTGACAAACTATGATGACATCCATCACTATGAATCTATTGAAGTTAAGGACTCAAGCAATAGTTTTGTTGTATT